CACTTTGACAAGACTGACTCTCAGACCGGCGAAATCAAAACCATCCCCGTCGCGCACTTCTTCGACGGCACGAAGGTTCTGTTCAACATGGGCGCGCAACTCACGCGCGCGATGCAGGACGTGCCAACCGGCGTGAGCGTGGAAATTCAACTCACTGAACTCAAGGCCAACAAGCACGGCGGCGGCAAAACGAAAATCTATGCCGTGACCCCATTGGACATCCCGCGCATTGACTTGTCCGAAATGTTCGGCGGCTACCTGAACATCCAACCGCCAGCCGCTGAGCACCTGATTGGCGGCGCGCCCGCGCTGACAAGCGCGCGAAGATGACCGCCATGCGCGATGCACTTTTTGGCGAGTAGGAAATGAACTGCCCCGCCTGCCACAAGCCCATCGCGGGCAAGCCGCTTGACCACTATCTGACTTGTCAAGTGTTGGCCGAGATGTTCCCCATCCGGCGCCGGAAGAAAGTCAAGAGCGCGTCACTCTGCATCGTTGACGGTTGCCGGAAGCCGCGATGCGGAGTCGGCAAGAGCGCGCGGTGCAAGCACCACGAAGACCAGCGCCGCCTGATGTACCAGCGGCGGCGCAAGGGAATCAGCATCAATCGGTATCGGGTATAAACTCTCAACACTGGCGCGCGCGCGAATAGGCTCAGCCTAGCCAGCCGGTAAGAAGCGCAAGCCAAAGCGTTATAGCCGAGTTGGGTTTGTACAAACCAACAAGCGCAACTATACGGCGCGCCGGTGTTACACTGGAGAATCAAATGCCAACTAAACGCAAAGCGGCGCGCAAGCCGCCCGCCAAACTAACGCAGGTCTATCTGTTTGAGACCCGGCCCATGCTGGAAGAACTGGCCCGCGCCGAGAGCGCGTCCCTGTCTCAGATGATGCGCGAGTGCATCCGCCGCGAGTACGCGCGCTGGGCCGCGCTTGACACCACGCCCGGCAAGCAGTAAGATACTTACACCCGCAACAAAACGCGGGGCGCTGTGGTAGGCGCAAGAGTGTGACCGCCTTTCATCTGGCTTGCGGTCTTGGGCTTCACACCCCCACTACCACAGGCCACAGGCCAGATGAAAGGCGGTTTTGTTTCATGCCATTCGAATCACCAAATCATACTCAAGTCCCGAACGATCTTTTTGATTCAATCCTGTGCGATATAGGTTACGCCGAACTCAAGGTCACTCTCGCCGCCATACGCAAAACCCTCGGCTGGCAGAAGCGCTCAGACAAAATCAGCCTTTCTCAAATGGAAAAAATGACGGGGCTTTCCCGTTATTCGATTCTTGCCGGGGCAGAGGCCGCAGAAAAGCGCGGCACGTTGACGCGCATCTATGATGCAAATATCACCGAATGGGTAGTCAACCTAGTAGACCAGCCAGAAAAGCAACTAGTTAAGCTAGTTAACCAAACTGGTCAACCTACTTCACCAGAACTGGTTAAGCTAGTTAACCCACAAAATAAAAGAAATAAAGAGAAAGAAAAGAACAGCGGGGGGCGAAAAGAACGCCCCCCGCGTGCGCTCACCCCATTACAGCAAGAGCAAAAGCACTTAGAGCAGGTCTTTGCCGAACTGTCGGGCATCCCCTTTGAGAGTGCTAACAAAATCTGGCACATCACCACTCAGCGCTGGATAAAGAGCGCCAATGGCAGGAGCGAGGAGATTTTGCGAACCGCCTTCGCCGAACATTCCAAGAGCGGGCTAGACACAAGAGGGCCGCAATCTATTGACTATAAGTTTTGGGCCGTGTTCAATCAGGGCAACGCACAGAAGGGACTCCCCGAATTATGAATCAGACAATCTCGCACATTGAATCCGAAGAAGCCGTATTAGGTAGCGTGCTGATTGCGCCGGAGTGCTTGCCCGACTTGAATCTCTCAGCCGTTGATTTTCAACTTCACAAGCACCGCTGGCTGTGGGATGCAATCACCGCCTTGCAATCATCTGGCGAAAGCGTAGATGCGCTCACGGTTTCGTCTGAACTCAACCGGCGCGGCCACTTGGACGAAGTGGGCGGCATGGCCTATCTTGCGCGCCTACTCAACAGCGTGCCCACGTCAATGCACGCCGAGGCCTACGCGCGCATCGTCAAGGACGCGGCCACGCGCCGCCGGTTACTCGAAGCGGCTAGCGCCATTGCCAAACTCGCGGCGGATGAAGAGCGGCCCTTGCCCGAAACTCTCAACGATGCCGATGCAACTCTGCGGGAAGTTCTGGAAACTGGCGCTCCGTCTGCCGTATCGCATCAAATCACCGCCGTGAGCGAATGGTACGACGAGATGAGCGCCTTCATGAAGCACGGCGACCTGCCCGGTCTCACAACCGGCTATGCAGGCATTGACCGCAAAACGCAAGGGCTACGGCGCAAGGAACTCACGATTTTGGCGGGCCGACCCAGCATGGGTAAAACGTCACTGGCCGCGCAGATGAGCATCCGACAGGCGCGCGCCGGTTTGCGCGTGGGAGTTTTTTCACTCGAAGAATCAAAGTCAACGTGGATTGAAGCGGCGGCGCTGGCTGAATTGGGAATGGATAAGTTCGGGAACGCTCTGGATATCGCGCGCATTGCCGACAAATGTACAGAGTTATCCGCGTTGCCGATTGTGTTTTATGAGAAGGGCTATTCAACCGTCACCGAAATTGAATCGGCGCTCAGGCGCATGGCGCATGAATTTGGCGGTTTGGACGTCATTTGGGCTGACCATCTCGGCTATGTTCAGCACGATATGAAAAGCGGGAGCCTGCCATTCGCCATTGGGCAGACCACGAAACGACTCGCGCGGCTTGCAAAGGAATTTGACTGCGCGATTGTGGCGCTTTCACAACTCAGCCGCGAGAGTGCTAAGACGGGCCGCCCGCCCGAACTGATTGACTTACGCGACAGTGGCGAGATTGAACAAGACGCGCGGCAGGTGTGGGCCTTGCATACGCCGGGTTACTATGCGGCGCAAAAGCCGGATGACAAACTACCGCAAGAATCTATGCTCCTTGTTTTGAAAAACAGCAAGGGCCGCGTCGGGCGCATCAGCCTCACGTGGGTGGCGAGTATGCGGCGCTTTGCCGAGACCACGAAATGAGCGCGCGCTATATTCTCGGCTGGTGCTGTAGTGATTGTGGCAGGCGGGTGCACAATCCGCGCCGCACGCCCCCGCGCTGTTGTGGGAAGATTATGCGGAACGATTTAAGCGATACCGCGCGCGGCGTGCCCGACCCGGCCCCGGCGCGAAATGCAAACCGGGCCAATGTCAATAGTACTTAAGTCATGCTTGCATTCCCGAAAATCGGCAGTAGTATATATCTGTGCGGGTCAGGTCACGCTGGCAGACGAAGCCAGATGTTTCCCGAACCGCATACACGACCATGACCACAAGCACACTGTACGGCTACCGCCACGATTACCAGCCCGGCCCCCATCCGCTCACCGCAGATGAGCGGCGCGTCAATGTGCCGCTGAGATTGCGCGGGGAAGTGGCTGAGCGGCTCAAGAGCGTGCCGAAGCGCGCACGGTTCGTCGAGGCCGCAGTGGTTGATGCGCTGGACGTGGCGGAGTTTGACGTGTTCCGCGAATTTCGTGTTACGGAATCGTCCTAATAAGAGTTAGGCCGCTAGTTTCGAACGCATAAGGAGCAATCATCATGTATGTTTACGTTCAATCCGAAAAGAACTTGTGGACGGTAGGTTTTTATTCTCCCGATGGCAAGTGGCTTGCAGAGAGCGACCACGAAACTTCGGACAAAGCGGCGTCTCGCGTGGCTTATCTCAATGGCGGGCGGGATTTTGAAGAATTTGAAAAGCGCCTCGTCCACTTGGAAAACGATTTGGATGCACGCGAAGCGCGAGAAGAACTCGCGGAAAGCGTTGCGCTTTGGAAGATTGAGAGCGCGGCCTAACCACGCCATGCAGTGGATTTGCCCTCCGCTCCGCTTCGGGCAAACCACTGATGGCGAACGTTGGGCGGATAAGTCGTGCCTGAGTCTACGACGGGGATTGTCAAATTTGGACTCTCGCTGATTAGTGAGCGCACCGCAATCATGCTCATGAAAGGTTGCCTAGAGACCCCCATCCGCCCGGAGTAATACACCGATGACCAATTCGTCTTTTTACCACGACGGATTTAGAGACGCGACTAAAGGCGAGAAGCCATCGCCTCCCAACAAACATCTCGGAACGAATGTTTTCGCAGACGAATATATGGCAGGCTACAACGACGGCATGGAAGAAAGAGAACTCGAATCACGCTATGAAGATACATGGCCGACGGAATACCGTGCATGGAAATCCGCCCAACAACCGGCTGAACCCGACGCTTCGCCGGATGCGGGCGCATCCAATTCAGATAGTGCTCCGGCTCGCGCGGGTTAGCCGGAGCGTTGGGCGGCTCACATGAAGACACGGCGGCACCATAATACCAACGGCTTGCGCCAAATACGCTCGGGCAGTAGCGAGAAAAGGCTTAGGCGTCTGGCGTCTCAACTCGGTATACCGTATGGGAAGGAGAAAGTCGTGGGTGAAGTTCTGTTCAATTATCATCTCTATGGCATCAACGGTGAGCCTGAGCACAACACCGACTCAATATTATGTTGGTGCGCTCCAACCCTGACCCCAGATGGGGTTGTTGTTCACAAAGGCCTGGCTGAGATAATCTCAGGCGCAATTCACCGCTCCGCCCAACACCCGCGTGCAGGCGACGGCTCGCCGCAAGGGTTCATCAAAATCAAAATCTAGTACGGCTCGCCGCGCCTGACGCGGAGGCCGTTATGCGGCTTGCATCGGAGAGACATATGGCAATCAAAATATGCGTAGCAATCAACGACGAAAACGGAACGGCAACTTATGATTTGTGGGGTGTTGATTTTGTCGCTCAAAACGATATTGCCTTGTCTCTCAAAACGGCATACGGTGACGGCGGCGCGTGCTTTTTCAAGCGCATCTATGATGACAGGGTGAAAATAAGCAGGCGCTCATTTCCGATTTTGGGTTACAAATACTATTACGGGAACATCGTTCACGATGCCTTTATTGTGACCCCGGAAATAGCAAACGACATTTTCCAATACCTCAGGTCGTTAGTTGATTATCGCTGTAGCCCACCCATCGGAAAGTTGTCACCAGATAGCGGCTGGGAAGAAATGTGGAATGCTTGGAAACATGGCTCAAGCATTTGCGAAATTGTCTCGCCGCATAACAACGCCATCAGCCGAATTTGCTACGCTCCGCTTCGCAAATCGGCTGATGGCGAGCCGTTAGCCCGCTTACTTGCAAACAAAGGAGTCTCAATGTTCTCGCCTTATTTTGACCAAGAAAAACCGCAAATTGAAATTACCGGCATGATTGCCGACCGTGATATTTCACAGCCTTATGAATTAGACGCGGCGGCTGTGTTCAAGGTAAAATCTGGTGGTTATCTCGTTGTTTTTGTGTCAGGCTGTTCTTGCTGGCCCGATAGGGGTTCAACCACTCAAATTATCTGCAAGCGGAAATCCGATGTAGATAAAGAGTTGCGCGGTAATTGGGCTGAATTACTCGATAAGTGTCAATCGCAAAACTGGAAGCCCGTCGAAGAAAACGCGGGCTAACAACCGCATAGAGCCGACGAGCATCCTGGCGCGCTGGAGAAGCGGCTGAAACTTCGAAAGGCCGCTCGCAGGAAAAAGCATGGGCGCAGTATTGTCCTGGGTGATGCCTTGGATGGCGAGTGAAACTCTCGCCGCGCCCAACCCTGCGTGAACCCGACGAGTTCTACTGGCATTTAGTTTTTATTGGCAAGCGTAACCCGCACTCTCGGGTTACGCTTGCCGTTATACAACCCTGTCCAAATCCACCGCCCCCGCAATTCCAGCCACTGCCCCCGCGTTGCTGTACTGCCACAATCGCACGGTCTTGACGTAGCGCGGCCACATGGATTGCGGCGGCGGTTGTGATGAGTAACGCGCCAGCCAAAACGTGTAATCAGCGGCCCACTCTGGGCTAGTGGTCATCGCCTCCCACGCGACTCGGTTAGTGTATATTATGGGGCGGTAGCCTAACTCAAACTCGCACAACTCCAATACGTTTTTAATGGAGGCAGTGGCGCGCGCCTTATCCACCGTCTCACCCGCGCGCGGCTCCACGTCAATGCACAGCGGCAACTCGCCCCCATCCGCTTTCAGCGCGTCAATCACAAATTTGGCTTGCAAGTCAGGCGCGGCCCCAGCCACAAAATACAGATACGCCCCGCGCAGAATACCCGCCGCTTTTGCGCCTGTCCAGTTGGCCGTGAATGTCGCATCGGCTGTGAAACCCGCCCCGACGCGCGCATACATGAATCGTTTAGGCACACGCGGCCAGTCAATTGCGCCTTGCCAGCGGCTCACGTCAATCCCTTCATCGCCCGCCTTGAGAATGTCCAACGACGGCAACGGAGGCGGCTCATCATCTACCGGCTCCAAGATGAGCAAGATAGATTTTTTTCCGTCCATGAATCGGCGCGGCACTGCCCCGCGCAAGCCGTAAAACTTGTCGAACTCTGTGCCGCTGATTTGAACGGGCTCTAGCGTGATTGTCATGGCAACACCTGAATCGAAGCCGAGTCAATAAAGCCCAGCGTCTGCGGCAAGGCCCAGTTGCATTTGCCTTCTCGCGTGCGGCCCAAGTCCACCGTGAGATAGACTGTAATGCGCGTGCTGTCCGCTGGTATCCGCACAGTCTGCGCGTGGTAAGTCCACACCGGCTCCCAATTCCCGCCAATGAGCGGGCCATTCAAATTCTCGCCCGCCGCGAATTTCCAAATCACATCCCCGCTCCCGACATCGCCCGTCGCGTACTTGTCAATGCCGATGCCGAGTTCGCTATTCATGTTCGGGTCGGCGTTGTGCAAACCCGATACAGAACTGCCCAGCGTCAGGAACCACGCGCCTACCGTGATGGTACGGCCTGCAGGCGCGTCAAGCGTCTGCGCCACGCCCGCACGGTAGCAAACATGGTGTGAGATGAACCGCACGCTTCCGGCGCCCGCTTGCACGGATAGCGCGTCACCGGGTGGGGATGTCTCGCTGTTCCAATCAGCGAAGCCGCTCATAACAATCTTCTGCCAGCCGGTTGGGTTGCCATTCACCACCGTTTCAAAATCACCATTGACCAAATCAGCGCGCGCGGGCGCGAGTGTTGGCGTAGGCGTGGGCAGGGGCGCGCGCGTGCTGGTAGGCGAGGCCACTTGGGTGGGCGTTGGCGTTGGTTGCGCAGTTGCCGTAACATCGGGCACAACCGCAACCGGGACGCACGAGATAGACGCGAAATAGGTATAACAGTCGGCCCGTTCAAACGGCCAATACTGCGGCACTTCCAGCGCGGCGATGCTCAGGGCAAGCAGGGCCGCGATTATCACAACCACTCGTTTATTTTTCATGGCGTATCATCCTGTAGGCGTTCTCCGGTCGGCCTCGGCCAGCGCGACGCCTGCCGATATGTTCAATCTTCCGCTCAGATAGCAACCGTTCAATGACGTTTTTCGTTGCGTTCATGGAAAGGTTTAATTCGTTGCACAGCATTCGCCACGTGAACTCGCCTTTCCCCAGCGGTTCAATGGCGTATCTCTCGGCCATGACCGCCCACTCCGGTTTGTCATTTGCTTCTTCGGTCACTAAGGGTTTGCCATTTTTCTTCGTCATTATATAACCACCGTTCCGGGAGAGTTTCGTCCGTGCGCCAATATAGCACACCGATGTCAGTGTTAGACCGCGCCGCGATTTTGGAGCCGTGCGGGGTGGACAACTGCCAGCACCCGCACACCGCCGCGCCTACGCCGCGCACGTACACCGGCGGCGGGCTTCGGTGGGCGTGATGGGACACAATCAAATCGGGCGGCGGCGTGTGCTGGTAGAAACTCGCGTTCTCAACGCGCCGAATGGCCTGTATCATGCCGCCGTCATCCATCCATCCGTTTTGACTGACCGCAATGCCGTGATGAGTCCAGTCTAGCCGCTTGCCGTCAATCAGCAAACGGTGACGGGGAGAGATAATGCGCGCGCCCAATTCCTGCGCCACCTGCCTATCGTTCTCGCCATCATCACCCGCGTGTGCTTCGGTTCCGGGCAGAGCGATGATGTCATCCGCTATCGTTGCCAGCGGCAAGAGCAATTCCACCGCCGCGTCCCGTTGCTGTTTATAGTTGCCCCACACGCCCATTGTTCCGTGATGATGCCCCTCCACCAAGTCACCGCCCAGCGCGAGAATCAATTTCGAGTTATCACTTTTGATAACTTGCTTCACTCTATTCAGCATCTCCCCCCATTTTTTGAATAGCGCAATGCCCTCCGTGCTTTGTCCATTCGGGCATACGGCCCATTTGCTTCCAACGTGCGTATCGCCAATAAATAAAACCGCCGTCAAACTTTGGCGGCGGCGGCTCTTACTATTCGGTTTTTTTATCATGTGGCCTTTCTGCTTTATCTTCGGTGTCGGCCCAGTGGCGCAATATAGTTGCCATTTTCTTGGCCGTGATTATCCCGCGCTCTAGCCGGGTTGCCATGCTACGGTACAACGCCGCCCGGACGTGGCGGTTGTTGGCGCGGCTGGAGTGCGCGGGAATGGTCAATTCAGAACCTCAACCACCAACACGTTGCACGTTATTGTATTGGCCGCGTTTGCTGTTCCCCATTGAGCCATAAAATCAATTGACATCGCGGCGGTTGTGTCTACTGAATTTGTAGCCGTTGCCCCAGCGGTCTGAGCCGTTCCGTTGGCCGCGTCCCGTATCCAATCAACACGTGTGGTGTTTACAAATGAGCCAGTAGCCCCAATAGAGCGACAGGTCATGGTGTTGGTGTAATTCCAGACAATAACCCCCGTTGGAACTCCGGCGAGTGTCATCACCGTCGTGCCGCCACAATTGACTGAGCCAAAATAATTTCTAAGCACTATCGTTGGCGTGCTTGTGTACCCAAAACTTCCGCCCGCCGTCACGCGCACCACTCGCCCCGGAGCAAACCAATTGGCAGGCAAACTCAACGAACCCACACCCGCCCCGACTAATGTCGTTTCGCTAGCCGTGTTCGTAACGGTTACGCTCGCCGTTTGCGCGAATAGCAACCGCTCCGCAATGATGTGGCTGGCTTCGATTTTGCGCCGCCACGCTTCCAGGTCGGCCAAACGCTTGTCGCTCATAAAATGGCCTCGATGATTGAATCTACCGATTCGCGGCCCGTCTCATCTACGCTCACCGTTACCGCGCGCACGATCGCAGAGAATTGCAGGCCCGCATACGTTACGGTGATTTTGTCACCGAAGCCCCAATCTTTTCCGTACACCGCGCCCGGCACACTGAGTAATTCAGCGGTGAACGTAGTCACTGGCCTACCGTCAATCACGCGCGCGTCCGCCGCGTCCAGCACGCCCGCCGGGTCTGATTCGTTGACCGCGTTGGCTACTGCTTCCCAGCGCGCGTACAGACTGCGACCTGTGCGCCCTGTGTCGCTGGCCTCTTGCACCTCGCGCGCCTCGCCCTCGCCTTGCCCCAGCCCGTAAGCATAGTTGCACTCATCACCCGCATCTTGGTCGAGCGTTGGCCGCGCGATGTTGCCGAAGTCTAATCCAAAAATCGGGCCGTACAGCGTGCGGTCTTGCCCGCGCTGATTCAGATAACAGCGAAATTCAAACGATTCTGCGCCGGTTGCTTCGATGTCAAAATAGACGGGCGTGCCAGCCAGCCGTGCCGCATCGCTTATCTCGCGCAGAACGTCTAGTACATTGCGGTAACTAAAGGATTTGGTGAGCGATGGGCCGAGTGAGTAATCCGCCTGCAGGCTGAAGGCCGTGCTAGGCAACGCGCGCGCCGTGTCAGTGGCCGACGCACCCAAATTCTCGCGCACAATCTCGCGCATCATATCATCGGCGGCGGCGGTCTTGCTGGCATACGCCGAGCCAGCATAGTACGCCACTACCCGCGCCGCCAAAAGCGCATTCAGGCCCGGCCCGCTGATTACTTGTTTGGTGTTGCCGTTGGTGTTGGTCGTTGACGTGATACGCCGTATCAGCCCCACAAATTCAAGGTACATCGCGCCGCCCACTGGCTTGCGCCAAATCAGCACGCGCCGGTCAAGCGCGGCCAGTGTTGAATCAAAACCTTCCGGGAGTGCAATGTGAAAATTTCCAACGTTGTTCACCACGCGCGTGCAATCAAATTCAATGGCCGAATCAATGACCGCCAGCCGCGTGCCGTCATCGCGCTGGAGCCAAATCTCGTATTGCGTTCCGTTTTGCTCTGGCATTATGCGCCGCCGTCAACGCCCGCGAACATCGGAGTCCACGTCAAGAGCGCGGCGCAACTTGCAGTGGTCGTGCCGGTGATGAATGTGCTAATCGTATTCGCGCCGGGCAAAAGCCGCCAGTTGGCAAAGTCGCTGTTGGGCAACGGTTGTCCATAGACCGTCCCGCGCCAATTGCTCTTGACGGTTTTGTTGAGTGGGGCCATGCTCACCGTCAGCGTTTCACCCGCTTTGATTGACTGGCTGTAGTATTGCTGTTGGTCGGTGCTTTGATTTTCCAGCCATTGCAGAGTGTTGGCCGTGCTTCCGCTATTGATAACGGTCAGTGTCGGGTAGGCCGGGGCCGTGCCGCCATTCGTCACCGCCGTTTGTGCTGAGACGGTGGATGAGCCGGAAGTATCGAAGCCGATATAGATTTTATCTTTGGCCGTTGCAATGGCGTAAACAACCGGAGAGCCGGATAGGTCAACGTCCGGTTGAGTCCAGACGGAGCCATTCCAAATTGCGAATCGGTCAGCGAGCGAAGCGCCTCCAATAGATGAAAAATTTCCGCCCGCTAATATATTTCCGTCAATATCAAAGGAAAAATCATAAACAATACTATTGGCTCCACTGCCTCCCATGCTTGACCATGACGTGCCATTCCATTTGGCAATGTAGGCCGTACTACCTGCACCACCAATGCTTGTAAAAAATCCACCTGCGTATACTGTGCCATCAATGCCAATTGCAATAGCGGTTACGGCGTTATTTGCTCCACTTCCACCCATCCCCGACCACGCACTCCCGTTCCATTTGGCAATGTAGGCCGTACTACCTGCACCACCAATGCTGGTAAAGTTTCCACCTGCATACACCGTACCGTCAGGGCCAACGGCAAGAGACGTTACAGTGGAATCGGCTCCACTGCCTCCCATCCCCGACCATGCACTCCCGTTCCATTTGGCTATACGGGCCGTACTGCCCGCTCCACCAATGCTGGTAAAGTTTCCACCTGCATACACCGTACCATCGGGGCCAACGGCCAACGCTCTGAGTTCGTTCTGCGCTCCACTGCCTCCCATCCCCGACCATGCACTCCCGTTCCATTTGGCAACAAATGCCGTACTACCTGCTCCACCAATGGACGTAAACGAGCCTCCTGCATACACCATACCATCGGGGCCAACGGCAATAGAATAAACAATACTATTGGCTCCACTGCCTCCCATGCTTGACCATGATGCGCCATTCCATTTGGCAATGTAGGCCGTACTACCTGCACCACCAATAGACGTAAACGAGCCTCCCGCATAAACCGTACCATCAGGGCCAACGGCCAAATCCCGCACAAACAATTGTGCCCCACTACCACCCATCTGCGCCCAACTGCCTGCCGTGCGTTGCGCGATGTAAGCATTCACCACTTGCGCGTTGACTGTGAGCGCGGTCTGCTCCTGATTGTCAGCCGCCCAATACGGGCGCGCGGCCAGCAACCGAATTTGTGGATTTTCGTAGTAGCCCGCCAACGCGCCTTGCTCTAAGCCGCTGGCGTAGTAAAACTCATTCCAGAGTTTGTAAGTGCCATTCGCTCCGCTGTAGCCAATCATCACCGGCTGGTAGCCGCGCTTCGCATCCGGCTTAATGACACCGTACAACGCATTGCGCGCCGAATGAAGCGCGGCCAGCGTAGAGCCGCCTAGCGTGCTTTGTATGACAATCTCAGCGGGCAGGGTCTTGTAACTCTGCGCCACCGTGCCCGGTTGCAAGGCCAGCGATTGCGTGTTGATTTGCAACGGCGGCGCGCCCAACCCAGTAGACGAATCAGCCACTGCCACGCCAAACGAAGTCAGCAAGTCATACTCGCGCCCGCCGCGCCGCTCTTGCGCGTCCCGGTAAGACGTGCTGGCGTGATACTGTCCGGCCCATGAGTACAGCCCATCGAGTGAGCCGTCTATATAGGTTGTCGGGTAACTCTGCCGCTCCACCTGCACCGCGTCAACGTACCACGTCTCATTCGTGATGTCGCGGATGACTACCGCCGTTGCGCCGCTCGCCGCCGCTGTTGCAACGCTCGCCCCGTAACGCGCCCAGCCGCCCGATGCGCCCCCGATAATCGCCGCCGCCGTAAACCCAGAGCCGGGGCCAGTCAGAGCCACCTGCAACGAGCCACTATGCCCGCGCGCGTAGAACGAAACGTAATGCGGCGAGGCCGCTGTACTGGCCGACGTGAGGGGTAGATTGATTCCCTGACTGCCAGCACTGCCAACGATTTTGTAGGAGTAGTTCCCAAATCGCGCATACGTTGTATCGCGCGTCACCGTGCTTGACCAGGGGTTGTTGTTCCCGCTGGCCTCCGCGCTCGGATTCAGAACGAGATTACTCCCCGCTTCCGCGCCGATGACAAAAAAAGATGACATCTTAGAACGCTCCTGCTAACGCGCGCGCGCGCCCGAACTCCAGCCCGACGTTGGTCGCGGCGGGTGAGTTGACGGTGAGGGAGTAGTTGTTGACTTGCTCGCGCGGAACGACTATCACGCGCTCACCGCTTTGCACGCCTATCCTATACGAATCGTTGGGGTAGCCCGGCGGCACGATGAAGTCTCCGCCGCTGGCGTATCCGTCACCTGTTGCGCCGCCGTGTTGACCGCCCTGTGTGCCGGTTGCTCCTTGCATTTCCTGGTCAATCTGTTGGCGTATCGTTGTAATAGTAATGGTTTTTGTTTCCGGCAAATCATTAACAGATTTTGCCAGTTCATCCAAAACCGCTTTTGAATTTAGTCCATGCTCGGTTATTGAGTCTTGAACAGCGCGCATAACTGCGGCGGTTTTTTCGTCATATATTCCCCACTCCTCGCCAACATCCGTCAAAAACGCAACTTCTTCTTTTGACAATCCGTCCATAGCGAGTTGTTGCTGTAACATCCCAAACACAATTCGAGCGGTTGCCTCTTCGTGCGCCGCCGCGTTAGCGTTGAATTGATTTGATAACTCGTTATACTCAGAGTTGAGCGTTAGTATTTTTTCGCCATTGTCAACCATATACGAAGACACGCCGCCCAATCCAGCCGCCATTCCGTTGGCTTTTTCCGTTGCGTTTTGTAGGGCCACTGTTAGCGCAAGCGTTTTTGAGTCGTCTGTGTTTTCGCTTAACGCGGTTTGTGCCTTAGTGACTTTCTCTAGTTGTAGTTGATATTCTTCGGCTGTGTACTTGGCGTCCTCGGTGTACGAAACATACTGGCCGTTTGAGACGGCTAGTTTGTCAATTTCGTTTCGCACCTCCGCCATTTTTGCGGCCAATTCGTTTTGACTGTCCGTGTACGCTTCATTTTCGTTTGCAACAGCACCACCCATCGCCGCCGACAACAAGTCTATAGCCATTTTTTCTTTTAGGGCGGCGCGTTCAATTTCGTCAGCCGCGTATTTTGTTGCGGCCTCCCACCGGGCTGTTTCAGCCTTTATCGCCGCAATGTTCGGCGTGGTCGTTGTTACGCTGGCATTCAACGCTGTCAGCCGCTCGTTCTGCCGGTCAATCGCGTCAGTGGTGTTCATCACAGCGGGGTCAAACTGTTCGGTATACACCGCCGCAATGTCACCCGCCGCCAATGCCGCCGCGCGCAATGCGGCTTGGTCTTCGTCAATGATGCCGGTTTGCTTTTGGATGACAAGGTTAATGGCCCCCATGACCTTCACCCAATTCTCGCCGCCGTCAATGGCCTTATTGAGCCACGGAATGAGCGCCGTGCCAAGCGAAATCGCCGCGCCCTCTGTGTTTTGTTGGAATATTTCCATTTGAACGTTGAAATCTTCAGCGGCTTGCGCGGCCTGCTCGTCAATCACCTTGCCACTGCGCGCCGCCGCCGCGCCGAGTTTGTCTAACTCATCTGCGCTCCTCCCCATAATCTCAGCCATTTCCAAGCCCGCTTTGCCAAAGTTCTTAAAAAGAAATTCATTTTGTTTTACTGGGTCTTGGATGGCCTGATATTGCGTGGCTAGTTTTTTGAGCGTGTCGAGATTAAGTTGCATCCCGTTTTTGGTCATGGCCTTCAGCGCGCTCTCCAGCGTGCCAATCTCAACGCCCATCAACTCAAACGTGGCGGCCATGAGTGACGTGTCGCGCACGGACGCGCCAGTCAGTTGCGCCAAGTCCCCCATCGTATCGCCCCACTCGGCGGCAACCTTTACAGTTGCATCGAAGGCTTGTTTGAGATAGCCGAATGCCTTTTCGGCAATCTCAATTCCTGAGCGCAAGTCAGTAAGCGACAACCCGGCTTTTTTTCCCGCATTTCCAAAATCTTCCAGCGAGTCTTGAGCCTTTCCGATGTCGGCTCGCGCCGCGTCTGTGTTTGCTTTAAAGTTGATTACAACGTCAGCCATTGCGAAGCCTCAGCATCAAATCGTTGTATTCGCGCCGAATATCGCTCGACACGTTTGCCAATCCGTGACGGTTTACTGCTTCGGTTGCCATGCGTTGCACTTTGGCGCGCTCCCATGCTAACCAGCGCATATACCAGCGCGCGGGCGTTTGCCCGACGGTGTGCGGGGGGATTGAAAATCGCTCGGCGTAGGTGAGCCGATTAACCCAAGTCGGTGGGTGACCAGTCCTATCCCCAGCCGCCCACCGACTCAGGCCTAACTCTTCGCTTTTGGGACAAGCGCCTCGGCCAGTTGACGAATGCACTCGGCGTAGACAGTGGCAATGTCCTTGCGTACCAGCGCATTGAGTTGCGCCGCCGTCCAGTTGCCGTATTTTTTCAAAAACGCCTTGAATATGCTAGGTTTGAAACCGGAATCACGCTCGAAGAATAGCGATTGCTCATCGAGCGTCAACTCATCCGGGTCAAACTTAAGCCGGAGTGATTCGTCAGGAATTGCCATTACAAACTCCCGCCCGTAAAGCCCGCCGCGCGGATGGTGACCTCATAGGTGAACGGGTCGCCGCTGGCCGTCGCGTCCAAGCCTGGCACAGGCCGCGCCGTGACGTAGCACGCGCCGCCCGTACCGCTAGCCGCACTGCCAACCGCATTCGCGCCCGATGACCACTTCCACCGGCCCGCCGCACTGCCCGCCGGATAATAGCGGAAGTACAGCGCCGTGCCGTTTTGGTAGGCCTGATTCGCGTCGTACCAGAAGCCGGTGGACGCTCCGGTATACACGCCGCGCAGAGTGACATCCGTTGCGCTGAGTTTGCCCGCTGTGATGAGTGGCTGGTCGCCATCAATGGTGTTGACTTCGCCCACCGCGCGCTCGCCTGCATTCCAACTCCAAGACACCAACTCACCGCTCGCGTCAGTGAACGCGGATCCGCCAGTGGTGTTGTATTCCACACGCAGAGTCGAACCGCCAGAGATAAAGCCCCAGTAGTTAGTCGTTTGAGCCATAGTCGCTCCTCGTTAGTAAGACATAGTGGCGGTTATGGCCGCCGTGAATCCGTGAAACTGCTTGCCCGATGGGTCGGTGAGTAAGCCCGCCGCCGTGATTTGCACAGTCGGCAGACCGTGTACACCGTCTGGCCTCGCATCACAAAACGCATTCTCTACCGCGTCAATGCACCGCGCCAACAACTCGGCGTGGTCACTCGGAGCGCGGCCCGTTCCCGCTTCCGCCACAAGGCAGACATACGGGAAAACCCGTACTCGCTTCCAGCCCGCGCCGCCAATCGTGAGCCGGTCACTCTGGCTACTCGTTAGCGGTTGCGAGGGGTCGGGCATTAGCACTGGCAAGTCACGCGCCTGTACTGTGACTGGCAAGTTAGCGCTGGTATAGATGCGCCGCACCGGGGCAACCCCCAGCGCGGCGATTTGCTCCTGAAACTCCGTGATGGTCAAACTCACGGTAGCACCCGATAGCCGACTAGCAACTCCGCCGCGTCCTTTGGCATTCCTACGGGGGCCAGCACTACGCCCGCCGCCGTAACCGTCGCGGCCTGAGTATCTTGCCCGCTTCGCTTGCGGTACATCGCCGAGGCAATGATGAGCGTGGCGCGTTTCGTGTTGGAGATAATGCGCGCCGATTGCGCGTCGCTCGCCGCCCGATTCACGTAGCCGGTTGAACCGGCTACCGTGATAACGCCAAACTCATCACCGCCGCTTGTGCCTGTCCAGTAAGTGTTAGCCGAATCGTTGATTCGGATGGCGCTCTTGCTTGGCTTGTTGAGCGGCCAAAGCGTGTAGAGACTAGCCGCGATGGTTGCGCCGTTGCCGTTGGTGATGCTACTAACACTCAGCCAGTCGCTATCCAGCCACAGGGCCGAATCGCCATAGGCCGGGACACTGTACGCTTGCGAGGCGGACGCGGCATAGAACTGCCGCCCGCAGAAGTTATCTACCGCGCGGCTGGAATCTTCGATGATGCGCTCTAACACATCATCATCCAGGACGTGCAACGACTCAATCGCCAATTCGCGTTTGAGTTCGTCAAGCGTGCAGTAGCCGTTGGTGATGGTCATTGGACAAGGCGCGGGTTGGGCGTGAACTACGCTTACCCCGCGCCAATTGGATTACAACAGTTTCATGCTTTGCGCGGCTTCGCTCACAACCAAGTTGGAGTCGAACCGACGCCACGCATTCCAACCCACCGCGAACGAGGCCGCGTAGGTTTCATTGAGCACTTGAATTTCTGTTCCACCCGTCGAGAAGTCGGAAATCCAGAAGAAGCGCGGGTCAGCAAAGACCAGCACCGCTCCCGATGAACCACTCGAGGCCATCGTGTTGAGCGGGTAAATCGGACGGCCCATCAAAGAGCCGAACGGAGCGCCCGCCGTCATCCAATTGGCTTCCTGCCACAGGTATTGATTGTACGTTGTGGTCGAGGCCGCGCCGGTGGTCACTGCCCACTTGCTCTGGCGGATGGCCTTAATCACCGCGTCGTTGGCGAACCAGACCGCATTTGGGCGATACTGATAGGGCAGGGCATGGTACAGGTCAAGAATCTTGTCACCGTTGGCCGTCGCCAGCGCGAGAGTCGAACCGCCACTGACGGCCATATTGGCGCCCACCGCAATGCCTTGCGGTTGAGATGAGCCCGTGCCGATGGCGAATTGGTTGTTCTCAGACTGGATAAACTGCCAGCCGAAGTTCTCCATCAACACGCCATTCAAATCAAAGCGCGAGTCAACCAACACTTCGCGGCTCGCCACGTAGGTGGCTTTGTAGGCGTAAGCGTCAAACGACACGAGGCCAAACGTTGGCTCTTGCGCGGTGGGGGCCGCATTCTCAGCGGTCAATACGGCGGAGGCTGAGCGCGTGATGGTGGTGAGTTTCAACGAGTTAGTGCCGGTGACGGGGAACTGGTACGCGCCCGCCATACGGAGAATGCTATTTTCCTTGAGCGTGCCCACCAACTCATTGCTGTACAGCGTCGGCACAAGGTTGCCGCCGAGGGAAGCCGTGCCTTCCAGCAACGTGGCTTTCATCTGCGCTTCTTGCATCGCCTGCGCGCGGTACGGGTCGCGCGGGTTTCGAACCCAGGCGTTGTACGCCTTGACGTGTTCCGCGTCGGCGGCGCGCACCTTGTCGGTGTGCCGTTCCCAACGCTCACGCGCGGCTTTGATTTCGCCGTGGTCGTTGAGATATTTCTTCATCTCGTACAATTGCTCATCGGCCATTTGCAGGGCCGGGGCAATCTGCACGGGGGCCTTCTGTTCCGCGATAATGCCAGCCACGCCGGGAGTGCGCTCCACTGGGGCGGCGGCCTTCAGCGCCGAAACTTCGGCGGTCAATTTGGTGAGCGCGGCCAGCAACTCAGCGTTGCCGTCGGCTTGCGTTTCAGTAGTCATTGGATGTTCCTCCAAGTGTGATTCAATGGGTTGAGTAATCGGCGCTGATTTTGCTTCGGGCGCGGGGGTGTCCGCGCGCGCGGGGGCGGGGGTGTCCGCTGGCGCACTGCCTAACAAATCAACGTATGCCTTCAGGGTCATGGCCGCATTGCGCGGCTCGGCGGGGATGGGAGTCATGCTTGCGTCAAGGCCCAGCGGCCACGCCACAATGCGCGCCGCCTTTCCTTCGGGCGCGCGCTCCACTAAGTGCGGGGCCGTGCCGGATGACCAGCCCAACTTNNCCTGCGCGAGTTCGTAAATCGCTTTTTCGTAGTCGTCGCGCAGTTCTAATTGCGCGTCAATCCACACGCCCACCTCATCTTTTTTGAGTTTGCCTTTTCCAATGGAGCGGCGCTTTAGATTCGCGTCGAGGCCGTGATGATACAAAACGGGGGATGAGTCAATCTCGCCGAAGTCAGTGGCGGCGGTGAAAAAGTCGCCGGACAAATCCGGGTCAGTGGCGGTTGAGAAGCGCACGAGATACCCGCGNNACGCCTTGACTTCCGTGCCAAACGTGATGAGCGTCTCATCTGCGCTTTTCGGCTCCCACTCGCCGCGCACGACTTCAGCCATTAGGCGCGGGTGGTCTGCGCCTAAGTCAATCGCGCTTTGGACGATGCTATTGAGTCGCGCCTGGTCGTCTGACGAATGTCGTTTGCCAGCCATAGAAAAAGCCCGCCGGAATAATCCGACGGGCCGTGAGGGTGGCCGGGTGAGTGGGTGAGCGGTGGGCGTGAGCCGGGCGCGTTCCTACCTGTATTATAGACCATCCGTCAACTATCCGTACTTTCTGGCAATCCCGCGTGCCAGTTCGCGCGTAGCCTCCGGGCCGTAGCGCCGCAAAAACACTGCCAGCATCGAGCCGACAATGCGCGCGTCTAACTCGCGGAATTTTTCAAGCGGCGGAGTTTCGGTCTGCGGTTGCGGGTCAACTGGTAGAGNNGGTTGGGTGGTCATTTTGCCTTTCCAGTAGCATCGCGTTCCCGATGAGCCATTGCACGCGGCGGCAGTGCGGATTGTCTGCAATTGCCTTGCACAATTCGGCATTGCGCTTGTGTAAGTCAAAGCCGCGCGCGCGAAACTTCTCCAGCCAGTACTCGCGCGGCTGCTCATTGAGATGCAACGTGCCGCCCTGCCCCGGTTGCGCCGCGCTGAAGAAAACAGCGTCTGCCGAGTCAGTAAGTAGTTGCACCAGATAATCTGAGCGCGCGGGCGGCAGGTGTTCGGCCACTTCGATGCACAGCGCCAAATCGAAATGCTCGGGCGCGGCCCAGTCGTTCCGCAAATCCACCGATGCAAACTCGCCGCGCTCTAACGCCTGCCCCGCCAATGGCGCGCCGTCAATGCCCAGCACTTTCGCGGCGGGCTTGAATGGCACGAGATACACGCCCGGCCCACAGCCCACATCCAACACCGCGCGCGGCTCTAACATCCGCTCTAGAGTCTCACCCAGCCAAATCGCCTGTGGTGTTTCCCATTCCACGATTTGCTGTTGCATGGTGTTGTACTCAGACAACTCATAAGCATATTGCTTTGGTTCCCCCTGCGGCTGGCTAACCGCACCCGTCAGGGCTTCCTCTACCCGGTCAATTGCGCCGTCCCAATGGTAGTGGGTCTTAACGTACTCCAACCCATTCGCCGCCAAACGTGAGCGGAGTTCCGGGTCTTTTGCCAACCGCATGAAGTTCTCGAAGTACCGCTCCAATGCGCCATAGTTCGCCTTGAGGCAGTTTTGCCCATCATGCAAATCATCATCACCCGTCCCGATGGCGCGGCAAACGGGCGTGCCGCACGCCATTGCTTCCACGTCCGGGCCGGGTCTGCCCTCGAAGCGGCTGGCCTTCAAGAATATATCGCCACTGCTGTAAATCATGCGGATGATATGCTGGGGCGGTTGCTGGAAGTAGCGGTCAAAAAGTTCGTGCGGTTGCGGGAACTGCGAGAAGCCAACGACGCGCAACGGCATACCCAAATCATAACGCGCGCGCCGCAGTACGCTCAGTGTCATCTCTTGCACGTCTTTGGCACGGTTGGCGCTGTAGCCCTCAGTGACCACCGTCAGCCCTTCAAACTGCGGCAAGTCCGGGAACGGTTGCCGATAGAACAGCGCCGTATCCACTCCGTTGCGTATCCTGTGAACTACGCGCCCGTCCACCTGCTCGGCCATTTTCGCCAGCCATTCCGAAATTGCCATGACTGAATCAACCGGCGTGGCGAAGGCTTGCATCGTGGCGTGATACTCTGGCGACTCTTGCGGAGTAAAGAGCCATTCCGCCATCTGCATAAACCCAGCCGATTTGCAATTGAGACGGCGCGCCAAATCCAATGCCAGCGGCCACGTCCCTAACGCCGTGCCTACCACCACGTCGTAACCGGCGCCTGGGTCACTCGCGGGCCGTTGCGCGAATTGAGTCGGGAGCCACGTCAACTGACTGCCATCGGTAGTGATGAGCGTGCAATCATGGCCGCGCGCCGTCAGGCGGTTGAGATGTTCCTGTATCGCCCGCACGCCGCCAAATACACCCGTTGGGCCGATGTATGCGATTTTGCTCACTTCGCTTTGCCTTCCCGGACACCCCAGTCCATGATGTCCACTTTGGCGGGCCATGACTGCCGCCCGCCGCTCTGTCGCTCATAACGCGCACTCGCCCAGCGCAATAACGACTCTACCGCGCGCTTCTCGAAAGTGTAGCCGGTGAACCAGCGTCGCTTCCAGCGGTAAGACGCGCTCGCTTCAAACGGCGCAATCAGTGCGCGCCGCCAGCCGGGAAAATTGCGTTCGGTTTTATCGCCCGGCCCGCGATGGAAATGCAAGCCGCCGATGTGATAGAGCGCACTGGCCCGCTCATCACTCGTTTGATTGAGCGAGTAGTCGGCCCAGCCCGCCATCGTCTGCGGCAGTTTGCTTTTATCCACCAACTCAAACAACGGCGAACCGGGCAGGGCCGTGTACGCGTAAAAGTTCTGCGTAAGCCGCCCGCCGTGAATCGCGTGTACCTTGTCGGCTTGGTCGAGCGTTTCATTTATCTCTGCGGGCGTTTCGGTGGGAAAGCCAGTTATCCAATAATAGAGCGGCCAAATGCCAGCCGCCGCCAAACTCTCAGCACATACGATTTGGTCGTTGGGCGTGATGTCCTTCTGAGTCAATTCAAGCATTCGCGCGCTGGCCGTTTCCATGCCAACGCTGATATGCTTAATTCCCATCTCGGCCATTTCGCGCGCCACGTCGGGAGTGATTTGGTGGGCGCGGATGCTGGGCCGATACTCAATCCCGTTATCCCATAGGAATTTGATTATCTCTCGCGCGCGCGGCCATTTGCCAATCCAGTCGTCGCCATGCTCTAACTTGGTCACACCCGCGTGCGCGCGTAGGAACAAAATATCTTCCTTCCACCGCTCCAAGTCCACGCTTTGCCATGACCGCTCGAAGAATTGCTGAATGTAGCAGAAGCCGCACCGAAACGGACACCCGCGCGACGTGAGTAAAATGGTATCGCCCGTGCGCGCGCTTCGCTGAAAGTGAACCAGCGTTTCCCAACCTACCGGGCTAACGTGGTCGCCGGGCAATAGATGCCGATGGGCCACTGTTTTGTGGCCTCCGTGAATCGCGTCCAGCATCGCCCATTCTCCCTCGCCGGTTACGATTGAGTCCACATACGGCTCGGCTAGGCATTGCTCCGGTTGCATCGTGACGTGGATGCCGCCCAGCACTGTGCGCTTGCCCGCCGCCTTTGCCGCTTTGAGCCAGTGAATCGCGCCTTTGAGTTGGTAGCCCGTCATGCTACTGACGCCTACCACATCGGCCCACGCTAAATCGGGCGGGTCATCATACCGCTCATCAAAATAGCGCACGCTGTAATCTTCGTCGCTCTTGCCACGCGCCTTCGCCCGGCGCAAGGCCTCGCCAACGTGCAAGATACTCAGCGGCGCAGACTTCTGCGGCGAAGATATAGACGGGCGCGGATAGATGAGTAAAACGTTGGTGGTCATCAATGCTCCAACACGCCCAAGAGCCAACGATAATTCTCCATCACTGAGTGCGAATCGATGCTTTCGTTATACGAGTTTACCCGACTAAGCGCCCACACCAACACCGCTAAAATTAGAGCGACTTGTTTGTTTGTCATTTCGCCCTCTGCATCGCGCCGATGCCGTACTTCCCGAACGGCGCAGACTCGAACACGAAATACTGCCAGCCCGCATTGAGCAGGCAATACTCTTGCATCGCGCGCCGCACTCCGCCCTGCTTGCCGGTATCAAGAGTTTCGGCGGCAAACTTGCTCGCATCGTGGAATAGCAGGAGCGTGCGGTCAGAACACAGCCGCGCCAATGCGCGAATCTCTGCCAGCGTTTGCCCGTACTGGTGGGTAGTATCCAAGTAAATCACGTCCCACTCGGTGTCTGAAAAGCGGCGGAGCAAATCGCCGTCCGTGCTGAATCCGTCAATCGTTTTGACGGTCAACTCCAGCCCGGCCTTCATCGCCAACTCTCGGCAACTGTCGTTCATGGCCGCGTTTGGGTCAACGGTGACGACCAGCGCATCCGCGCCGCCGTTCTGACGCGCGATGTCGGCCAGCACTAGCGCACTCCCGCCGAGGAACGTCCCCATCTGCAAAATGCGCTTGGCATTGGCCGCAAACAAAATGGCGGTCAACGTATCCAAATCATCTTCTGGCGTTGTGCCGGTGGTGTCGCGGCTTTTGTAGAAATCATCCAACACCGCGAGTGTGGTGGGTGTGATGAGACGGCGGTACAGATTCATTTCATAAACCTTTCATAGACTTTCACAATATCGTCGGCGTGCTTGTAAACGTTTTGCGCGCTGGCGAAGTTGAAGCCCGCCTCCTGCTTCCGTAAGTCTGGCCCGCGCTCTAGCATCGTTTCCAGCGCGTATACCCAAGCGTCGGGCGTGTTGTCCACAAACTCGCCGAATGATTCAAGCCCAGCGTAGGCCGGGGATTTGCTGGCAATGTATGGCACACCGCAGAGCGCATACTCCAGCGGTTTGAGCCATGAGCGCCGCGCGTCAAACTCGCCCG